CTGCCAGCAGCGACTCCGGGCTGGCCCGCAACACCAACACCGCCGTCATCAGCGTCGGTGGAACCGTCAGCGAGATTGTGAGGGGCTGATGAGTAGCGTCACCGCCGCCATCGACTACACCTCGAAGGACTACGACGGCCTCAAGTCCGCGATGCTGGACTTCGCCACGCAGGTCATCCCGGAGTGGAAGTCGCGCGCCGAGGGAGACTTCGGCGTTGCCCTCGTGGAGTTGCTCGCCTACGAGGGCGACATCCTGTCCTACTACGGGGACCGCATTCAGGACGAGGCCTTCCTCGCCACAGCGACCCGCCGGGAGAGCCTGCTGCAACTCGCCGCCATGCTGGGCTACGCCCCGAGCAACGGCGTCAGCGCCACCGGCTCGGTGACCCTGCAGTCGGCCAACCCGGGCCCGGCCGTCGTCGTCCCGGCAGGCACCCCCGTCGTCACCGACTTCATTCCCGACATCGACGGCCGTCTCGTCTTCGAGACCGACAGCACCGCCACCGTCCCGGGCAACGGTGGCACCATCAGCGTCACCGTGACGCAGGGAGAGACCCGCTCCATGGTCGCCCTCGGCACCTCCACCGGGCTGCCCGGCCAGCAGTTCCGGCTGCCCGAGACCGGCGTCGTCTCCGGGACCGTGCGGGTGTTCATCGACCGGGCGAGTGACCCTTCCCTCGGCAGCACCGAGGAGTGGACCCGCGTGGACTTCCTCGTCGACTCCGACTCCACGAGCAAGACCTTCTCCGTGTCCGTGGACGCCAACGGCACCTCCACCATCCAGTTCGGAGACGGCATCGACGGGCTCGTGCCCAACACCGGCCTCAACATCTACGCCACCTACCGCACCACGGCTGGCGCGGCGGGCAACCTCAGCGCGGGCACCCTCGTGGCCGTCGACGCCCCCGACCTGATCGGTGTCTTCGTCCAGCAGGACGACAACGGCGTCTACCTGTCCACCGCCATGTCGGGCGGGGCCGACGCCGAGAGCAACGACCAGATCCGCGCCAACGCCCCACGTGCCTTCCGCACCCAGAAGCGCTGCGTCACCTTGCGGGACTTCTCCGACGCCGCCATCGCGGTGCCCGGTGTCCTGCGCGCCAACTCCTCGGCCGGGGCCTTCTCCTCGGTCACCACGTGGGTCGTCGGGGCAAGTGGAGGCCAGCCCAGCACCGACCTGATCAACCGGGTGCAGGCCGAGTTGAACAGCCGCGTCCTCGCGGGCGTCAGCGTCACCGTGGGCACCCCCGTGTTCGTCAACGTCAACGTCGGCGCGAGCGGAAACGCCCTCGTGGTCAAGGCCTACGACAACGCCAAGCAGGCCATCGTGAAGGCGAACGTCACCGCAGCCGTCAAGTCGCTGTTCGCGCTGTCCAACGTCGACTTCGCCCAGCGGATCACCGTCTCGGACCTCTACGCGGCCATCATGTCGGTCCCCGGTGTCCAGTACGTCGTGATCCCGATGTTCGCACGCTCTGACGCAGCCCAGACGGGCACCGCCGACGTCGTCTGCCGTGACTGGGAGATCCCGCAACTCGGCAACTTCTACCTCACCGTCACTGGAGGCATCGCCTGATGGCCGCTACTTACCCCCTCGCCGTGAAGACCTTCACGCAGAAGCGCAACCTCCTCGACGACGTCGAGGCCTCGCACATCAACGACATCCAGTCCGAGATCGTGGCCATCGAGAACGCCCTCGGTACCTCACCCGCCAAGGACAAGGTCACCGGCGTCTCCTACCCCACCGTCGACTCCCGGATCTCCGCCGTGCGCGGTGGCAACCACACCAACGCCTTCTACCTGCAGCACACCAACGACTCCTCGACGTTCACGGCCAGCACCACCACGGACTACATCATCCCGCTCGGCGGAAAGTGGTTCGACTACGCCAACATGTCCAACGGCACTGGGCTGACGATCAAGGAGACCGGCCTCTACCAGATCAACGCCGGGCTGAACTGGAACTCCGTCCCCATCCGTGGCTCGCGCCACCTGAAGGTTCTCCGCTACCCGGGCGGCGGCTCCCAGTACAGCGTCTTCATGACGGACACCTTCGTCGTGCAGGTCAAGGACGGCCGGTGGACGAACGGGCGTACCAACGCCTCGATCCTCTACCCGCTCAACAAGGGCGACAAGGTGTCGCTGGCGTGCCGGTTGGAGAACGACACCCCCGACACCGGCAAGTTCACCGTCACGTACGGCCGTCTCAACGGCTACAAGGTGAGGGACTTCTGATCCATGGCCACCTACGGCATCTCCCTCTACGGGCGGTCCAAGTACGGCCCGACGGCGAGCCAGTGGGTCGACTACATGGTCGACCCGCTCGTCGCTGAGGCAACGGACTACGACAAGATCACCCTCACGTGGCGCAGCCCCAAGGGGGACTGGACCGCGTTCCGGCTCGTGAAGAACTTCAACGGCTTCCCCACCTCCGAGAACGATGGCGTCGTGCTCTTCGAGAGCACCTCGGCGCGCTCGGAGTTCGTCGACACCGCCGTCACGCCCGGGGCGTGGCACTACTTCGCGGTGTGGGTCAAGTCCGGCGCGGGGGAGTGGCAGCCCTCGGCCCAGACCTGCACGCTCATGCTGGAGGACCACGGCTACGCCGCGCGGCTGTTCGACTCCCTGCCGAAGTACCACCAGATCACGCAGGGGCTCACCGACAACCTCGACGAAGTCGACAACGAAGACCTGCGCCGCTTCCTGCGCGTCCTCGCCATGGGTCTGGACTACGCCAAGACCTACTACAAGTCGATGCTGCTGCTCAACGACCCGATGCACAACCGGGTTGGGCAGTTGGCCGCGCTGGCCAAGCAGTTCGGCATCACGTTCTCACCCATGTCCCCGGCGTACCTCCAGCGCAAGCGCGTCCTCAACGCCGGAGCCCTCGCCCGGGAGAAGGGCACCCCGGAGGGAATCCGCAACGTGCTGGCCCTCGCCACCGGGTGGGACGTCGACGTCTACCGGGGCGTCAACCGCATGCTGTCCGAGGACACCGCCTCCTTCATACACCCCACCTACGCCACGTGGGACCCGGCCGTGAACTACCCCGCCAACGAGCGGGTGTCCTTCAACGGCTACCTCTACTCGGCCAAGCCGGGAGGAGCCTACGGAGACGCCCAGAAGCCGTCCGGCACGACGGCCTCGAACACGTGGTGGACCAACGTCAGCAACCTCGCGGACACCACCCTGAAGGCCGCTGACGGCTCTATCGCCGGGTGGTCCCCGGTGTCGTACACCGCCGGTGTCAACCCGCCCACCGATCAGGTCGCCCTCGGCGTCGGCGTCCAGTCCCCGACGGACCCGACGGTCAACTACGCCAACTCGCTGCTCATCCGCAACACGGCAGCGACGACGGCCGACCTCGGCGCACGCGCGGCCGGAGGAGACCTGACCGACCCCACCACCGCCGTCACGCGCGGGGTCCCCATCCCCCGCCCCCTGCCGTGGGACGCCACCAAGGCGTACGCGATCAACGCCTACGTGTCCTACAACGGCAAGGCCTACGTGGCCCTGTCCGAGTCACTGGGCAGCACTCCCGGCACCGTCGCCAGCGACTGGGCCCTGTGCAGCGACGTCGACGGACGCATTCAGGTCAACGTCTCGCTCTACGGCAAGGGCATGGACGCCACCTCCCAGACGCGGCTGCTGCACCCGGTCGTCGACATCTTCGATGACCACGGGGCCCTGCTGGCCACGGTGGACGGGTCCAAGGACACCACCTACCGCGCCTTCGACTCGCTGCGCACCAACGCCACCGGCGTGGCCACCGCCCTCAACGGTGCCTCGGTCGACAGCGGCACCGGGGTCTGGAGCGGCAACGGCTCGAAGGTCGGGGGACTCGGCGCGGTGATGACCCAGAACGGGCTCGCCGTGGTCGCCGGGACCGCTGACGGCGTCCTGAGCACGACCTTCGAGAAGCAGGGCAGCGGGCTCTCTCAGGGGCTCGTGATGCGCTACGTGTCCTCGCCCGTGTCCTACCTCTTCGCGACGCGCACGGGGCTGTACAGCGTCACCTCGGGCACCGCCACGCTCGTCGCCAACTACAGCACCCCGTTCGCTGACGGCGAACGCATCTACGTCACCCTCTCCGGCTCCAGCATCACGGTGAAGAAGGGGACCACGACGGTGCTCACCACCACGTCCACCTTCAACCAGACCGCCGCGAACCACGGGATCGGAGTGCTGTGAGCGCCTACACCTTCACCAAGGATTTCTCCCCCAACATCCTGACGATCCTCAGCAGCGGGGTCGTCGGGACCAAGGCGCGTGGGATCGTCTTCTCCTCCGGCGGCGACAGCAGCCTGAGCATCAACGGCACGGTGCGCGGGCACGCGACGGTCCGCTACAGCCTGACGGCACCGATCACGACCACCATCACCCTGCCGAGCAGGGTCAAGGGCGCGGTCGCCCCTGCCACCGTCTTCAGCGAGTTCGCCCACTACACCGCTGCCGCCACCGTCGACCCGGTCGTCTCGTTGGTCAAGGCCAAGTCGTCCGGGCTCGCCGCCTACGACGCGACACAGCCCAGCGGGTTCCGGCGCGTCTCGATGTCCCTCACGCTGCCCAACGACACCAGCACGACCCGCCGGGCAGCCTACGTCGCCCCGGGCATCCGCATCGCCTCCCTCGCGCAGAACAATGGGGTCAACATCGACGGCACGCAGGTCGAGGTCTCCGTCGCCGGGGCGACCACCCCGTCCGCCTACGAGCCCGCCCGGGCGCTGCAGGTCGGGGTGCGTCCCAACCGTCTCAACTACGCCTGCAACCCGTCGTGGCGCAACACCTCCGGCACGGTCACGGTCCGCACCAACCTCGCCACCAACCCGAGCGCGGAGACGGCGGTCGGCTACACGGCCAACAGCGGCGCATGGACGGTGACGAGTGACACCACGGTCAAGCGCTCGGGGACCGCCTCCAAGAAGTCGGTCACGACAACGACCGGCTCGACCTCCACGCTCCTGTCGATGTACAACTGCGGGGGGATCAACATCCCCGCGACGGCGGGTCTGACCTACACGGCCTCGGCGTACTTCGCGCACAACGCAGCAGTCACCGCCAACTCCTTCGTGGCCATCCAGTTCCTCGACGCGGGCTCGGCGCTGCTGCAGACCTCCACCGGGGCCAGCATCAGCACTGCGGGCGACTCCGCCTTCTCCCGTGCGTTCGTCACGGGCACCGCTCCAACCGGAACGGCCACCGTCCGGGTCACGGCCACGGTGTCACGCTCGTCCGGTTCGTCCGTCGCCGGGGACGCGGCATGGATCGACGACTGCCTCGTCGAGCAGACGGGGGCGCTGATGCCCTACTTCGACGGCCGTACTGCGACTGCCGACGGGCTCACCTACGGCTGGACGGGAACGGTTGACGCATCCACGAGCACCGCTGTCGGTCCGGCCTTCGCCACCTACCCGTTCACCGCGTACGGCTCCGCAATGGGCTGGCAGTCGGCCCCGGGCGTCCTGCGGCTGCTCAACCCGAACGCGCTGACCTCCGGCATCTGGGGATTCGGCGCAAACGGGGGCCTCGTGCTCACCACACCGGGCTCCTACTACGCCATGCGCTTCAAGGTGCGGCAGGTCGGCGGGACAGGGACCGTCTCCATCATCCCGAGGCTCGGGTACTACACCCAGCCCGGAGCCACCCAGTCGACGACCGGGATGGTCGACAGCACGGTCACGCTCCCGCCCGACGGCCCGTGGGTGGAGTTCATCGGCGTCGCGCGGGATGCCGCCAACGCCACCGCCTACAGCGTCCGCCCGCTGATCTACCAGAACGTCGTTCCCCCGCAGGGCACCACCTTGGAGTTCAAGGAGTGCATCATCGAGCGCGTCAGCGGCAGCGGCAGTCCCGGCACCTACTTCGACGGCTCCTCGGGCGCTGACTACCTGTGGGAGGCGGGCACGGTGGCGAACGACTCGCGGTCCTACTTCTACGAGGACTACGCCGTGCGGGCTTACCTTCTGAAGCAGGTGTTGGCGGAGAATTGCCCTCTGGGAACCATTCCCGGCGTGCCGCAGTTCGCGGTTCTGCCCCGCTTCTGAGAAGGGCCCCTTCACCATGCTTCCTGACCTCTCGCAGGCCGTCATCCGGACCATCGTCCCTGTCATCGTCGCGGCCATCGCCTCGCTGGCGCTGCGCCTCGGCGTCCACCTCGACAACACCGGTCCGCTCGCCGACCTCATCGGCGCGCTCGTCGGTGGTGCCTACTACTCGCTCGTCCTCTGGGCCGAGCAGAAGTGGCCGCAGATCGGCTGGCTCCTCGGCAAGCCGGGCAGCCCGTCCTACGGCGACGCGCAGGCCTGATGCTCCACTTCGCGCTGCTCGCCCTCGCGATCTTCCTCATCTACGAGGTCGCGAGGGCGGGTCTGCCCTCCCGGACCCCCGGCGTCGTGCACGCCCTGCTGCTGCCCGCCATCGCGTACCTACTGGACCGGTACGTCGACGAGCGCATCCTCATGGCGCTGGCCGCTGCGTCGGTCGCCGCCATCCTCGACCGCATCGTGACCTCGGGGAGCAACGTCCTCCGCAAGTAGCAACTACTTGAGTTGATCCGATTGACAGGTTATGCTTGTCGCCCGGGAGGGAATGCCTCCCAGAATCGGACCTAGGAGCATCAACTTGGCACGCAAGACCACCACGACCGTCGCACTCGCCTTCGTCGGCAGTGCGGAGATCAAGCCGCTGACCATCCGGTCGCTGCTCAACGACCGCTTCGGCTTCGGCGATCAGGACGACAACGGCGTCTTCGAGCCGTCCTCGTCTCATGAGATCGTCGCGGCCTTCTTCCCGGCGGGCCCGGCGCACTGGAACGAGAACCTGCAGAAGGTCTGGGACTGGACCGCGCAGGCGGACATCGCCTACGACCTGATCCTCGACAAGAACGGCAAGGACGACGATCTGGAGCACGTCGTCGAGGACGCCGAGAAGGTCATCGAGGTGACCAACGTCAGCAAGGCCCTCGTCGACAACCTCAGCAAGGTCGAGGCCGACGAGAAGTACGTCATCGTCCTGTGGGGCGACGACGACGCCGAGCCCGACGAGGAGGCCGAGGCGGTCCTCACCTTCGCCGAGGTCGCTGGCATCAAGGCCCTCGACCTGACGCTGGGGCTGGAAGACCTCCAGTTCGGCGACAACGACGAGGAGCCCGAGCCGGAGCCTGCCCCCGAGCCGGAGCCGGAGGAGAAGCCCCGCCGTCGTGGCCGTGGTCGCCAGCAGGAGGAGGAGGAGACCGAGCCCGAGGACAAGCCGCGCCGTGGCCGTCGGGGCAAGCCCGAGCCCGAGCCGGAGGAGGAGTCCCTCGACGAGGACGAGGAGGCCCTCGACGACGAGCCCGTGGCCGAGGAGCCGGTCAAGGAGGAGCCCAAGACCACCCGTGCGGTGACCGACGAGAAGGTCCAGTCGTGGGGCGAGGCCGGTGCCGGTCACGTCGCCAAGGCCGACATCCCGCCGGTGGTCCGGGAGGCGCTGCGGACGGCACGCGCCTACTTCCTGCTGATCGACGAGAGCAACGCCATGAAGAACCTCTCCGACGAGGTCAAGCCGTCGCCGATCACCACGCTTCTCAGCGAGGCGCTGGAGGCCGTGAACGGGCTCGTCGTGGCTGCAGATGCCCCGGAGGCTTCGGAGTCCGTCAGCGAGCCGGAGAAGGCCGAGGAGCCCCGTCGCCGTGGTCGTCCGCGCAAGCAGGAGGAGGAGACCTTCGGCTACCTCCTGAACGAGGAGGAGGGCACCTACCGCAAGGCCGGTCGTGGCCGTCCCCGCAAGGGCGAGACCCGCGTCGAGTTGACGCAGGCCCAGATCGACGACCTGACCAAGCAGGAACTCATCGACGAGGACTGAGTCCACATGCAACAGGGCCCCGGATCGGGAGGCGACGCCTTCAACCTGAACCGGGGCCCTGTGCTGGACGTCCGTCCGGGCGGGGACCAGCCGCGCTCTCGGAGACCAATCCGAGATCCAGCGGACGTGAACCGGTCGGAAAGGAGACAACCGGTTAAGTGGCATCAGTTTACATGAATCACCACAGGAAACAACCAAAGGACCCCATATGTCAGACCTCGGCACCCGCCGAACCCCCTACTCCATCCCCGACGGCACCGAGCCCTACCCCGAGGACCGCGTGTCGTGGGCGCTGGAGCAGGTTCATCATCTCGGCATGTCCGAGACCCTGCTGCTGACCTTCCTCGCGCGCCACGCGTGGGGCCGGGACTCCGACGACGGCCGGGCCCCCATGGGCTACGTCCGCGACGAGTGGAGCAGCGTCCGGCGCATCGCCGACACCATCAACAAGTCCAAGTCCTCGGTCAGCCGCATGCTGGGCACGCTCCGCGAGAACGGCTACCTCAGCGTGCGCCGGGGAGACGACCCGAGCGCCACCAGCAGCATCAAGATCTGGTGGTACGAGAAGGACGACGCGATGCGTGAAGCCGTCCGGTCAGGGCTGATCGCGATCCCGCAGATCTTCACCCACACGCTCTCCGCAGAGGGCTGACGTGTCCCAGATTCGGGACACGCGTGTCCCAGATTAGGGACACGACGTGTCCCGGATTAGGGACACATATAAGGAAGAGCATCTATAGAGCATCTAGGAGCAGCAGCCGCTGCTTCGCAGGAAGGACCAGACATGGCGCGGAACCTGAGCGAGGGGGACCCTCGGAACGTCTTCGGCGACTACGACCACCCGGACCCCAAGTCCTCGGCCCGCCGGAGCCGCGTCTCGGCTCGGAACGACGACTACCGTCACCCGGCTCAGGCCCAGACGTCGCGCAGGAGCGCCGGGAAGCCACGCAGGAGCCCCGAGGAGACCGTCCGGGCAGTCCGGGAGGGGAAGCCCGCTGAGCGGGCCTCCAGCGGCCTCTACGACCGCCTTGCGGAGCAGTTCCTCTCGCAGGACTGGGTGGCCACCCACCGGGGCAACACGACCATCACCCCGCAGATCGAGGTCGGCGACACCGGCAAGCCCCTCATCGCCAAGATCCTGCGCGACAAGATCACCTCGGAGAAGCGCTTCGAGGGCCGCTCGGAGGACAAGATCGAGGAGGTCGTGGAGTACGCCATGAAGCACTTCTTCGACCGGCTCGCCAACGACGAGCGGAGTGGGCGGCTCGTCAACCGGTTCGTGTCATCCGATTGGTGGGATACGCTCATACCCGAAGGCATCGACCACTGGGTGACCGTGCGGATCCCGGACGAGGCCTTCGAGCGCGGCGCAGCCCGGGCCAAGGAGTTCTACGCGAACTGGCCCAAGAAGGAGCGGCGACCCCGCGCAGCAGACGACCCCGTGTTCATGGCGCTGGCGCGCTTCCAGCAGGCCATCGCGAACACCGACCACCCGAACTACGACGATTGCGAGGAACTTGAGTGAGTGCCAACGGCAGGTACCTGCTCTCGAAGGCCGTCGAGACCAAGAGCCTTCAACCCCTGCTCGCTGCGGGCCTCGGGCCCGAGCACTTCCCGGTGGAGATCGACCGCGAGATCTTCGAGACCCTGCACGACAGTCATACGCGGCACGGGGCCCTGCCCAGCATCAAGACGCTGAAGATGGACTACGCGGACTACCGCTTCGTCAAGGCCCCCGACGAGATCCAGATCCTCATCGAGCGCGTCCAGCGCGACTACATGGCCTCGATCCTGTCGATGACGATCAACGCCGCCGCCGAGGGCTACGACAAGGGCGACTTCGAGTCGGCCAAGATCTCGCTCGAACTCGGCCTCAAGACGATGGCCACGCAGAAGAGCAACGGCCTGCGGACCCTCGACGTGCGCTCCCTCGCGGAGAAGTGGGAGTTCGACCGCCAGAACAAGGAGAAGGGGATCCCCTTCGGCATCGACGAGATCGACCGCGAGACCGGCGGCGTCTTCAAGGACCAGTTCGTCGTGCTCATCGGTCCGCCCGGTGCCGGTAAGTCCGCCCACCTGCTCTCGTACGCCAACGCCGCCGCCAACGCTGGCCACCGGGCCCTGTTCATCACCATCGAGATGAGCGACGAGCACCAGATGGCCCGACTCGTCGCCCACCACTCCGGCGTGCCCTACAAGACGATCCGCCACGGGGAGCCCAACGAGGCCGAGAAGCGGCGCATCGCCAAGGCCCTCGACCGCATCGCCGACGAGGAACTGCTGATCATCCAAGAGGTCCCGGCCGAGCAGGCCTCGCTGGACACCGTCAACGACCTCGTCGCCAAGTACGCCCCGGACGCGATCTACATCGACGGTGCCTACCTGATGCAACTGCCCAACGTCCGCACCAACGCGGCCCAGTGGGAGCGGCTCAGCGAACTGACGCGCTCGATGAAGAACCTCATCCTCAAGCACCACCGACCGATCTTCATCAGCACGCAGGTGCTGCTGAGCAAGATGACCGGCGGCGAGGTCACGCAGGGCTCGGTCGGCTACTCGTCCTCGTTCCTGCAGGACGCCGACATCATGCTCGGCGTTCAACCCGACGGGGAACTCCCGGACCGCCAGATGGTCAAGGTGCTCAAGTTCCGCGACGGCAACAAGCCCAACGTCCACGTCCAGTGGGACTGGCAGACCTACACCCTCAAGGCCATGGCGGCTCCCACCGACGGCGAGCAGGAGGCACAGTTCTGATGCAGCACGGGGACATCTCCAACGAGACCACCGCCCGGTTCCTGCTCGTCTTCGAGGGGCTGGTCGGTGTGCTGCCCGACAAGCGCGCCGAGGCGAAGTTCTCCCGCGCGGTCCGCTTCAAGCGCTGGAAGGCAGCCGTCGACCAGTTCCACTGCAACGAGACGTGCGCCAAGGTCATCTGGGACACGGTGTGGCGGCGCAACTACGCCGTCGACGTCGTCACCTTCCTCGGCGACGAGATGGTCGAGCACGTCGAGGCCCGCATGGAGCACTGGGACCTGCCGGTCGGTCGCGTCTGGACCGAGGACAAGTACCTGCTCGCCCGCTCGCTCAACTACCGCCCGGACGTCATCGGCGTGTACCACCCCACCCCGGGCGACGCCCTCGTGTACGGCTCCAAGGGATTCCTCGTCGACCCCTCGTCTCCCACCCTGATCGGGGGCTACTGATGCGCCGCGCCAAGCGCAGAACCAAGCCGCAGAGCGGCTGGAACGCCATGGCCCTCATGGTCTCCAACCCGATCCCGGGCGACATCCCGGCCTGCCTCGACGAACTCGGCGTGAAGTTCCGGCTGCAGTACGAGGAGGCACACATGAAGTGCCCCGCGCACTTCCGGATCCTCGGCAAGGAGGACCGCCACCCGTCCTTCTCGGTCAACGTCGAGGACGGGCTCTACAACTGCTTCTCCTGCGGCTTCACCGGCAAGTTCTGGGAACTGGTTCGCGAGATCACCGGGATGACCGACGAGCAGTCCCTGCAGTGGTGCCAGCAGCGTGGTGGCGTCGAGCGGGCCAAGCGCCTCGTGCGCGAGGAGGGTGGGCTCAAACTCGCCGTCGACACCACCAAGGTCGTCAACGAGGCCTCGCTCGCGCTCTTCGTCGAGGTGCCGGTCGAGGCCTGCGACAGCCGCGACATCGCCCCCGAGTCGGCCGACCACTACGGCGTGCTCTGGGACAAGGAGAACGAGCGCTGGATCGTGCCTATCCGCGACCCCCGCACCGGGAAGTTGTGGGGCTGGCAGGAGAAGAACGCCCGCTACTTCCGCAACCAGCCCTTCAACGTCAAGAAGAACAACACCCTCTTCGGCATCCACCAGATCGACCCGGAGGAGAAGACCTGCGTCGTCGTGGAGTCCCCGCTGGACGTCCCAAGGCTTCATACCGCCGGGTACGAGAACGGGATCGCCACCTTCGGTGCCGAGATCACCAACGAGCAGTTGGACCTGATCTTCGAGCGCTTCGACGTCATCATCTGGGCCCTCGACAACGACCGGGCCGGGCAGAAGGCGCTGAAGTACATCCTCACCCAGTACCGGCACTACCCGAACATCCAGCGGGTGTTCAAGTACGCCGTGCCGTGGGACCGCGCCCTCGACGACGCCAAGAAGGACCAGCCCAAGGGCTACATCAAGGACCCGGGCGACATGGCGGACGGGGACATCCACGTCGGCGTCACCGGGGCTATCTCTGCCCTCACCTACGGACGGAGCCTGACGTGATGCTCACCGGGCTGCGGCCCTATCAGGACGAGGCCGTCGACGGCGTCATCGAGCGCCGCACCGGGCTCATCGCCTACGAGATGGGGCTCGGCAAGACGATCTGCGCCCTCGCGATCTGCGAGGAGGCCATGGCCACCTGCCCCGACCCCGAGCACGAGGTCATGGCAGCCATCGTGGTGCCCGCCAACCTGAAGTGGCAGTGGGCGCAGGAGATCGCCAAGCACACCGACGTCGACACCACGACGAAGAAGATCCGGCTCAACGGGGAGTCCCTCGACATCACCATCCCCAAGGAGCACCACGGCATCGTCATCGACGGCGACAAGGAGAAGCGTCGCAAGCAACTGCGCTACGCCATGGAGAACCGCCCGCCCTACGTCATCCTCGGCTACGAGAACGTCGTCAACGACTGGCGGCTGGTCGGCCGACTGCGCCCGGACATCATCGTGCTCGACGAGGCCACGGCCATCAAGACGTTCAAGGCCACCCGCACCAAGCAGATCAAACGATGGACCGCGCCCTTCCGCATCGCCCTGACCGGCTCGCCCATCGAGAACGGCAAGCCCGAGGAGATCTTCTCCATCATGGAGTGGGTCGACCCCACGGTGCTCGGACGCTACGACCTGTTCGACAAGGCGTTCATCACCCGGAACAAGTACGGCGCGGTGGTGCGCTACAAGAACACGCCGGTGCTCCACCGGAAGTTGTCCGGGGTCATGTTCCGCAAGCGGCGCACCGACCCCGACGTCGCCCCCTACCTGCCCGCCGTCACCGAGACCACCGAGTGGGTCAGCATCGACCGCGCCACCCGCGCGGCCTACAAGAACATCGGGCAGGATCTGCTGGAGGCCCTCGCCAAGGCAGCGAACAACACCATGAGCGACTTCGACCTCTTCAGCCACTACCACGGCGGCGACTCCGCCGGGGGCTCCAAGGAGGCCGGGGACGTGATGGCCCGCATGCTCGCCGTCGAGATGCTGCTCAACCACCCCGACCTGATCCGCCAGTCTGCGGCCGAGTACGAGGACGGGGCCCGCCGCCGCAAGGAGGGGGAGGAGCGCGCGAACTGGTCCGGCTCGAAGTACGCCGCGATGCTCATGCGCCGTGGCGCGCTCGACGAGGTGAAGTCCAGCCCGAAGATGGACCACCTCATCTCCCGGCTGCAGGACATCACCGAGGGCAACCCGGCCAGCAAGGTCATCGTCTTCTCGTTCCACCGCCGCGCCTGCGGCATCATCGAACAGCGCCTCGCAGAGGTGGGCATCGGCTCGGTCTCCTACCACGGCGAGATGACGGCCAGCCAGAAGGTCGGGGCCGTGGCGAAGTTCCGCGACGAGCCGCAGACCCGAGTCATCATCTGCTCGCACGCGGCAGCCTTCGGCACCGACCTCAAAATGGCCGACTACCTCATCAACTTCGACCTCCCTTGGAGTGCAGGAACAGCCGACCAGATCAACGCACGGCACGTTCGTGCGTCCTCCGAGTTCGAGCGCGTGTTCATAGTCAACCTCATCTGCGAGAACACCATCGAAGCGCGGAAGCCGGAGGTCTTGGCGCACAAGAGGAAGACCGCGACCGCCATAGTGGATGGGCACGGTGCCGACGGCCGCGGTCGGCTGGAGAATCAGGTCGCAACGCTGACGGAGTATCTCAAGTCGACCCTGTGACAATCGGATGGAACGCTCCGCTAAACTGAACATATGACTAACACATGCAAGGGGGCTGTCTGCGACCGCCCGGCCAAGGTCCGTGGAATGTGCATGGGCCACTACCACCGGTGGCAGAAGGGCAAAGGCATCGACACTCCCTTGGCCGCGCGATCTCCTCAGGTGCGCGTGCTCCACGAGGCCTATCACGCGGGGGACTGGGACGGGATGCTCGCCGCACTGGAGGCGCTGTCGGTGAAGACGGCGACCGGGTGCTGGGTGTGGCAGCGTGGGCTGAACCAGTACGGGTACGGCCAGTTCTCCGTGCGTAAGGGGAGCAGGAGGTCGACCGTGGCAGCGCACCGCCTCACCGGCATGGCGTTGTCGCGTCGTCGTCTCCTTACGTCGGAGGTCGTGCATCACACCTGTGCACGAAAGGACTGCGTGGGCCCTGAGCACCTGCAGGTGGTCACGAACGAGGAGAACATCGCAGAGATGCTGGAGCGCAACGGCTACCTCGGGCGTATCACGGCGTTGGAAGAGGCGCTCCGCTCGCTGGCACCGGAGCACCTGCTGCTGGATCTGTGACGTCAACCGGAGCACCTGCTCCGGTTGACTTATAGTTACTCCCCACCTACTATTGGTCTGTGCCCAGCAGCCACGGCTGCTGTGGAAACCGGACCGACGTAACCGCTTGACGAAAGGAATGCCTATGGCGCGCGTTGTTCAGCGGCGCTCGTCCCTGAGCGCCTTCGAGCGCAAGGCGAAGCAGTACCTCGCACTGCGCGAGGAGGCCAAGCAGGCCGAGGCCCGCAAGAAGACGCTGCAGGGTGAACTTCAACCACTCATCGTCGCAGAGGGCGACCTTGACGAGATCGGCGGTCATCGCACGCTCGCGTTCAGCGAGCCCATCGAAATCGGCGGCAAGGCCTACACCGGGCTGAAGCAGGAGAAGCGCGTCAGCAAGGTCTTCGACGAGGAGACGGCCGAGCAGATCCTGAAGTCCAAGGGTCTGTGGGCGGACGCCATCGAGACCATCGAGGTCATCGACCACGACAAGGTCTACGCCCTGCACATGGACGACAAGATCACCGAGGCCGAGATGGACTCGATCCTGAAGTCCAAGGAGACCTACGCGTTCGTGACGGTGGCCGCGTGACCTCCCACCCGTGGGACGCCGCGTTCGCAGACCTGCAGGACTCGCTGCCGGAGTACTACCCGGGCTCCAACAAGCCGATCATCCGCCATCCGAACCGGCACACCTCCACGGCCCCTCGCCGACACGCCCTCGCGGTCGACGACACGTGGGACGCCAAGCCCCGCAAGTACGTGGTCAACGGCGTCGAGACCGAGTTCTTCACCGTGGGCCAGTTGGCCCGGGCGCTCGGCCGCGAGGCGGTCACCATCCGCAAGTGGGAGCGCGAGGGGACCATTCCCGTCGCCACCTTCCAAGTGCCGGGCAGGGAGGGGGACCACCGAGGCCGTCGCCGTCTCTACACGAGGCAGCAGGTCGAGGGCATGGTCCGCATCGCTCACGAGGAGGGCGTCCTGCACGAGCGCCGCCGCTCCTTCGCCACCACCGAGTTCAAGGAGCGCGTCCTCGCGCTCTTCAAGACCAACACCACCGCCTGAGGAGGCACCCAGAATGATGAACCCCAGCAAGTCCGCCACCGACAAGATCCTCACCCCCCGCGCGTCCGCCGAGGAGTTCGGCCGGAACGTGGCCACGCTCATCGAGCACGGCAACAGCATGCCGTCGATCCTCGAAACGGTCGCGGAGTACCTGACCAACGTGGCATCAGCGGCACAGCCCTTGGGCGACGGCTGGGTCGAGGACCAGTCCATCTCGGAGGCCAACCGGTACCTCTACCGCTGGATCGCCGGGGAGTGAGCGTAAAGGTCACCCGCGCCCGCAAGGTCGTCCTCAACCCCGTCATCAACGGCTACGAGTCCATCGAGTTGTTCGCCAGCATCGCTGACGAGTTCGACTCGCTTCCCAAGGATCTCGACGGCTGGGCAGAGGGCTACGACGGCCTGATCGACAGGCTGCTGGCGAAGGAGATGGAGTCCGCCGCAGCCGTCACGAGCAACGAGCACTCCATCGTGCACGACTACCGATACACCGAGAAAGAGGACTGAATGGCCCGCACCATCCGCCGTGGAACCACCCGCTCGCGCGACGAGATCGACGAGCAGGACGAGGACCAGCCGCGCCGTCGTCGCAGTCATCAGGACGAGGACGAGACCCCCCGCCGTCGCGGCCGGTCCCGCTCCGAAGACGAGGACTTCGACACCCCCGACGACGAGGCCGAGAAGCCCCGTCGCCGCGCCTCCCGCGTCGGCGAGAAGCCCGCGCGCAAGTCCGGCCGTGCCGCCGCCTCCGGCTGGGGCGCTGCTGACGAGGTCAAGGAGGCCATCCCCTCCAGCGGCAACTTCGCCGATGATCTGAAGTTGCCCGAGAAGGGCAGCGTCGTGATCAAGTTCCTAGAGCCGGAGCCGTTCGACTCCTACGCCGAGCACTGGGTGCCCCAGAAGGGCAAGCAGTCCTACACCTGCGCCGGTGAGGACTGCCCGCTCTGCGAGGTCGGTCACCGCCCCAACGCGAAGATCTGCTTCAACGTCATCTCGTTGGCCGACCCGGACAAGCCGGAACTCAAGCGTTGGCGCGTCGGTGTCCAGATCGGCGAGACCCTCAAGGAGTTCGCCGATGACAAGAGGACCAAGCCGATCAGCCGTGACGATCTCTACTTCGAGGTCAAGCGCTCGAAGACGGCCAACGACAAGACGGTCACGACGGTCACGCCCGTCAAGGCCCGCGACCTCGACGAGGACTTCGACATCGAGCCGCTGTCGGAGGAGGAGATCGACGAGGTCATCGAGAAGGCCGGGGGTCTCTACGACTGGGAGTCGACCGACGACACCCCCATGTCGGTGTTGGAGCAGCAGGCGGACATCGCCTCCCGCTGACCCAGCCAGCAACACCCACCAGCGCCCCATCTCTCAGCCGAGGGGTGGGGCGCTGGTCCGTCCCAGCAGCAGAAAGGAACCGCATGCCCCGGGGCTTCTCCAGCAACACGATGTTCACCCCCGACCAACTCATCGAGGCCGTCGACTACTTCAAGCAGTTCCCCGACATGGTCGTCGACTTCGAGACCACGGGCCCCAACCGGGGAACCCCTCATCTCGCGCCCGTCGTCTGGACGATCCTGTCCACGCACGGGCGGACCATCACCGTGCCCACCGGCCACCCCAACGGCAACGTGCTCATCTCCCGGGCGACGAAGAAGTTGAACAAGGAGACCAAGAAGTTCGCCATGATCCCGGCCGTCTACGACGCGCCGCCACCCCAGATGAAGCCCAGCGTGGCGTGGGAGATCATGGCCCCGCTATTCCAGAACGAGAACCGCCACCTCTACGCCCACAACGCGACATTCGACTTCCCGACGGCCGCGAAGTACCTCGACGGCGAACTGCCCAAGGGCACCCTCCACGACACCATCGTCGTCCAGTGGCTGCTCGACGAGAACATGCCGATGTACGGCCTCAAGCACCTCGTCAAGCGCTACTTCGGGCACGACTACGACAAGGAGGAGGTTGGCAAGTGCGTCGAAGCGCACCCCTTCTGGAAGGTGCACCAGTACGGCTACCTCGACGGCAAGTACACGTGGCTGATCAAGCAGGGGCTGGAGCCCCGGCTGGCCAAGTTCAACCTCACCCGGGTGTACGAACTGGAGAACGAGATCACCCGGATCGTCAGCCAGATGCGGCTGGAGGGTGTCGCCGTCAACGAGCCCGAACTCGACCGGCTTCATAGCCAGTACGCCGACGAACTCGTCGACCTCGAAGCCGCCTGCTACCGCGCGGCCGGACGCGAGTTCAACCTCAACAGCAACCCGCAGAAGGTGCAGATCCTCTTCGGCCCGAAGAAGGACGGTGGGCAGGGGCTCAAAGCAAAGGTGCTCACGGCTAAGAAGAACCCCTCGACCAACGCCGAGGCACTGGAGCACCACGCCACCAACCCCGTCGTCAAGGCGCTCTCGGAGTACTCCGACGTGCAGAAACTGCAGAGCACCTACATCGAGGGCTACACCGGCGTCGAGGGGGACAAGGACAAGCCCCGGCAGATCTTCGACGGCCGCGTGCACGCCGAGTTCCTCCAGTACGGCACCGTCACCGGCCGCTTCTCCTGCCGCGCGCCCAACCTGCAGAACATCCCCCGCCCGGACACCGAGAAGGGCAAGCAGATCCGAGGTCTGTTCCTCGCCGACAAGGGCGAGAAGTTGGTCGTCGCCGACTACGGCCAGATCGAACTCGTCGTGCTCGCGCACTACGCCCGCAACCACGCCTTCGACAAGCGCGGCGCGCTGGTGGACGGCTTCGAGGCCGGGGTCGACGCCCACACGCTCACCGCGAGCAAGATCTTCGGTGTCCCGTTCGACGAGGTCACCAAGCCGATGCGTCAGGCCAGCAAGGGCATCAACTTCGCCGTCGTCTACGGCGCGGGCCCGGACAAGGTCGCCTCCATGGCCGACACCTCGGTCGAGAAGGCGAAGGGCTTCCTCAAGATCCACCAGAGCGAGTTCCCCGAGATCTACGTCTTCAAGGAGAAGGTGCTGGAGACCGCCCGCGCCCGCAAGCCGGTGCCCTATATCACCACGCTCGCAGGTCGCCGACGTCGCCTCCCGGGCCTCAACTACTCGGACAAGAGCCTGCGGGGTCTGGCCGAGCGGCAGGCGGTGAACAGCCTCATTCAGGGCTCGGCTGCCGACCTGATCAAGACGGCCATGGTGCGCGTCACCAAGTCGCTCAAGCCCCACTCCTCGCTCATCCTCAGCGTCCACGACGAACTCGTGGTCCGCACGCCGGAGCAGCACGCCGAGGAGACCGAGCAGATCCTGCGCGAGGCCATGCTGGGGGAGGGCATCGCCAAGATGCTCACCGTCCCGATGACCTCCGACAGCAAGATCGTCGACGTCTGGGCGGATGCTAAGTAGGTCAATAGCATCTGTAAAGTAGATCCATGACACCGATTGACGTTCGATTCTGGCGACAGGTCGAGAAGACGGACACCTGCTGGATCTGGACCGGAGCCAAGCAACGAGGCTACGGCCAGTTCAGCAGGGACTACATCAAGAACGCGGCAGGGAAGTGGCGGACGAGGACGGTTCGGGCTCATCGACACGCGTACGAGACGTTGGTAGGCCCCATCCCAGAGGGGCTCACCATCGAGCACGAGTGCAAGAACCCGTCATGCGTCCGTCCCGGACCGGGCCATTGCACTCTCCTGACTCGCGGTGAGAACTCGCTGGCCGGTGACGGCCCTGCCGCGCAGAACGCCCGGAAGACCCACTGCGTGGCCGGTCACGAGTTCACCGAGCAGAACACACACATCCGAAAGGAAGGGCACAGGGAGTGCCGGGCCTGCGCCCGGGACCGTGCTCGGAGATACAGGAGCAGCAAGTGAGCCACGACGAGATCTCCGCCACCCACGAGGACGGGTGGCGCTACATCCCGGGGATGCGCTACGAGACTCTGGAGACCATCCGCCACCGACTCGTGAACGACACCGTCCCCGCCGAGAAGATCCGGAACCCCCGGCTGGCGGAGGCGCTGGACTTCACCCCCGCCAGCCCCGAGGTCCGCGCCCTCGACGAAGAGCGCACGGCCCGACGGAAGGCAACCATCGGCAGGATCCTCCCGGTCATCGGCATCCTCCTACCCGAATCGCTTCGGGTAACCGAACAGGCTATGCTGATTGACGGCAGTCTTGGTATGACCGACCGCGAGAAGCAGATCGCCGGAACCACTGTCATCGCCGTCCTCAGCAGCCTGATGGACATGGGCATCCTCAACACCAAGGGAGACCGATGAGCAACTTCTGGGCCCAGCGGCTGGGCGTGCAGCCACCGCAGCCACCCGCACCTCAACCCGTGCAGACCCCCACCACCAGCCAGCCGTGGTGGGCCCCGCCTGCCCCGGCTCCGGTGCCGCAGGTCCCCGTGGACCTGATGGCCCCCGAGCCGCACCACGGCTGGGGTGACCCGGCCAAGTCCCGGCAGAAGGCCCAGAGCGCCCGCCTCACCGACGTCTGCCCGGCCTGCGGCTCCGGCAACGTCTTCCGACCCTCGCAGAACGCGATGCTCCAGTGCTACGAGTGCGGCGAGAACCCTCGCTTCACCCAGACGGGTGGTGGGGGTGGTCTCCCCTCAGAGACCGGCTCCCCGGCCACGCCCGCCCGACAGATCAGCGGCGGAGGTGGAGCCAAGGGAGTGAGCAACTTCAACCCCGGCAACATCATCGCCCACGTCGGCTGACCTCAACACCAATCACAGAAAGAGACGCATGACCGACTACACCCGCCCCACCTACCTCTCGTTCGGCCTCTCGGACGACTTCATCGCGCGGTACAAGGACCGCCCGGTCCCGTGGGGCTTCACCCTCCCCGGTGGCAGCAGCCTCGGTGAGATCACGTTCATCACCAAGTACTCGCGGCTCAAGGAGGACGGCACCAAGGAGCGCTGGTACGAGGCCTGCCGTCGCGTCATCGAGGGCATGTACTCCCTGCAGAAGGACTACGTCAAGGCCAACCGCCTGCCGTGGAACGACCGCAAGGCTCAGGCCTCGGCGCAGGAGGCATACGACCGCCTCTTCCACCTGAAGTGGACCCCGCCGGGACGTGGCATGTGGATCATGGGCACGCCGCTGGTCAACCAGCAGAAGAACAGCGCCCCACTGCAGAACTGCGCCTTCGTCTCCACGGCCGACATGACGGCCAACGACCCGTCGATGCCGTTCACGTTCCTCATGGAGGCCTCGATGCTCGGCGTTGGCGTCGGCTTCGACACGCGCGGGGCGGAGAAGGGCTTCCGCATTCACAAGCCTTCCCCGATGCACGATCCCGTGGTGATCCCCGATAGCCGTGAGGGCTGGGTCGAGTCAGTGCGGCTCGTGCTGGAGGCGTACCTGAAGCCGAACCAGCACCTGCCGGAGTTCGACTACAGCCTCATTCGACCGGCCGGTGAGCCGATCCGCACCTTCGGAGGAACAGCAGCTGGGCCCGCATCGCTCATCGAACTTCATCAGACCCTTCGTCGCCTCCTCGACGGTCGCGAGGGAGAGCCGCTCACGTCCACCGACATCGCCGACATCGGCAACCTCATCGGCAAGTGCGTCGTCGCAGGCAACGTGCGCCGCTCGGCCGAGATCCTCCTCGGGGACATCAAGGACGAGGCCTTCCTCGACCTGAAGAACTGGGAGGTCAACCCCGAGCGCATGGCCTACCCGGACGGCTGGGGCCAACTGAGCAACAACTCCGTCGTCGTCAACGTCGACACCCCGCTCGACACCATCGTGGACAGGATCGCCATCAACGGCGAGCCCGGTGTCATCTGGCTCGACACGGCACGGAACTTCGGCCGACTGAAGGACGGTCCGGACTACAAGGACTACCGGGTCATGGGCTTCAACCCCTGCGCCGAGCAGCCGCTGGAGTCCGGCGAGATGTGCACGCTCGTGGAGACCTACCTGCACAACCACGAGAGCAAGGAGGACTTCCACCGCACGCTGAAGTTCGCCTACCTCTACGCCAAGACGGTCACCCTCATCCCGACCCACTGGCCGAAGACGAACGCCATCATGCAGCGCAACCGCCGCATCGGCACCTCGGCCTCGGGCCTTGCGAACTTCGCCGACGACAAGGGCCTCAGTGTCCTGCGCGAGTGGCTCGACACCGGCTACGGCATCGTCGGCCAGTACGACCGGATCTACTCCGAGTGGCTCTGCGTCCGCGAGTCCATCCGCACCACCACGGTCAAGCCCTCCGGCACCGTCTCGCTCATGGCGGGCGCGTCCCCGGGCGTGCACTGGCAGCCGGGCGGCGAGTACTTCGACCGCGCCATGCGCTTCGGCAAGGACGACCCCATGGTCGTGCTCGCGGGCGATGCGGGGTACCGGGTCGAGCAGGACCAGTTGAACCCGGACAACGTCGTGGTGTTCTTCCCGGTCAAGTCGCAGGCCAAGCGCTCGGAGAAGCAGGTCTCGATCTACGAGAAGGCCAACCTCGCGGTCGAGGCCCAGCGCTGGTGGAGCGACAACGCCGTCAGCGTCACGGTCTCCTTCCACGCCGAGGAGGAGAAGGACGACGTCAAGAGGGTGCTGGCCATGCACGCGGGCAACCTCAAGACGATCTCTCTCCTCCCCATGGGCAACACGGTCTTCCCGCAGATGCCCTACACGGAGATCACCGAGGCGGACTACCTCGCAGCCGAGGACCACATCTTCCCCATCGACTTCGAGCCCCTCTACAACGGGGACATGGCAGCCATCGACGCCATCGGGGAGGCCTTCTGCTCGACGGACGCATGCGAGGTCAAGGATCTCCTGAAGTACGCCGCGTAGTAGCAACTACCTAAGTGGACGGGCCGTGCGGCCAGCGCATATCCTAGTGAATCGGATCAACCGACCCGATTGACCGAGAGGATCTCATGGCTGACCGCACGGCCTTCCACGTTGACGTCGTTCATACCGTCACCTACTGCTACAACGAGCCCTTCATGGACGAGGACAGCGTCCGCGACCTCGAAGAGTCCCTGAAGGACACCATCAAGTTCCGCGACCCTCAGTACACCCACCACTACGAGCACGAGATCAAGGTCTGGGTCGACGGCGAGGCTCGCGAGTGAGCCTGTCCAAGGAGGCCCTCGCGGTCATCGCGAAGGTCAACAAGACCTACGGCGAGGGCGCGGTCGTGCTCGCCAAGGACATCCAGATCCACAAGCGCTACACCACCGGCCACCTCGGTCTCGACGTCGCGCTCGGCGGCGGCTGGCCTGCGAACCAGCCCATAGAGGTGCTCGGCCGGGAGAGCAACGGCAAGACCGCCGTCGTGCTGAAGACCCTCGCCGCCAACATGGCCATCGACCCCGAGTTCACCGCGCTGTGGGTCGCCGCCGAGCACTACGACGTCGATCAGGCTGCCGCGCTCGGTGTGGACAACAGCCGCGTCATCGTGCACAACACGCAGGCGATGGAGGAGGCCTTTCAGGTCATGCTCGACTTCGGCTCGACCCGCTCGGTCGACGCCGTCATCCTCGACTCCTACCCGGCCCTCGTGCCCGACGAGGAAGCCGCCAAGGACATGGACGAGCACTCCATGGCCATCGGTGCCCGCCTCTTCGGCAAGTTCTTCCGCAAGTGGGGCCGTCAGTGCCGCGTCGACATCACCGACCCCGACGTCAAGCCGATACTCGGCCCGATCATCATCAACCAGTTCCGCGACAAGATCGGCGCGTGGAGCCCGCACGGCACCCCGAAGACGAGCCCGGGCGGCAACGCCAAGAACTACGCCTTCTACGTGCGCGTCGAGGTCGCCCGCGACGAGTTCATCAAGGTCAACGACAACGGCGTGAAGGTCCCGGTCGGCCAGACCATCAAGGTCACCACGACCAAGAACAAGTCCAACAGCCCCGGGCAGGTCGCTGTCCTCGACTTCTACTTCCGCGACGCCGACAGCCTCGGCTTCAAGCGCGGTGAGTACGACCTCGCCAAGGACATCTCGCTGTGCGCGCTGCTGTTCAGGGTCATCGAGCGACGAGGTGGCACCTTCGTCTACGCGAACGGTCAGGTCGACGACAAGGGCAAGCCCCTTCATCGCTGGCAGGGCAAGGACGCCATGTTCGCGGGCCTGCTGGAGGACCCCGACCTCTTCGAGGAGATCCGCACCAAGGTGCTGGAGGTGGCCAACGACCCCGCCAACGAGCACTCGCTCACCGAGGACGCTGTCGAAGAGGCAGCCAGCGCCGGGGTTCGCACCGTGTCCCGGCGGGAGAAGGCAGCCGCGTGAGCCCGCTGTCTGCATCCATCGGACTCAACGTTGTGCTGCTCGCGATGATCGTCCACCAGCACATCCACAGCGCCCGGCTGCGGCGTGTCCTCGCGGAGCGATCCGCCCTCATCACCGACATCCTCGGAGGGACTCATGATCACGTCGCAAAAGAAATCGCAGCGGCAGGAGAAGCGCTTGGCCGCACGGTACGGCGGTTCGATCTCAGCCGGATCTGGAAACGGCTGGGTCAGGAAGAACGACGTGCGTAGCGACGACCTGAGCATCGAGGCCAAGTACACCGACGCCAAGCAGTACACGCTCAAGCAGGCAGACCTGCACAAGGCCGAGCAGTACGCCCTCGTGGACGGCCGCGACAGCGTCTTCATCGTCTCCTTCGCCGGTGAGGAGTGGGCCATCGTCCGCGAGGACGACTACCGCGACCTGCGAGAGCGCGCCAAGTCACTGGATACGGCTCTCTGATGGTCATGAAGTTGCGCATCCCTCAACCGGACTGGAGCGGGGCCAAGTGCCTCGCCTTCCCGCCCACGAGGGAGTACGACGCGTGGGTCGATGACGACATGTCCGAGGCGGTCGCGATCTGCAACGGCGAGATCGACGGAGTCGTCTGCCCCCAGCGCCACGAGTGCCTCATCTTCGCGCTCGTCAACAACGAGCACTACGGCGTCTTCGGGGGCCTCTACCCCGAGCAGCGTCACGACCTGCGGCAGCGCTACAAGCGTCGTCGCGGCAAGCCCGCACCAATCGAATGGGAGTTCGACAATGCCACGCCCCAGCAAGACCTCCTCGACGCGGCGGCGGCGCGTGAAGCCGACCGGGAGGCTCTTCGATCTCGCGCAGGCGACGAAGCCGAACTACGCGCTGCTGGGTGACATCCGCAAGCACCTGCTGAAGCAGATCGACGCTCCCTCCGACCGGCGTCAGGACATCCTCCATCCCAGCGAGATGGCGAAGTCCGACTGGTGCCCTCGACAGTCGTGGTTCCGGCTGTCGGGGGTCCCGGAGTCCGATCCCCAGAAGAAGCACGGCTACCAGTTGGAGAACATCTTCGACGAGGGCCACACGATCCACGACAAGTGGCAGCGCCGACTCTGGGACATGGGGATCCTCGACGGCATGTGGGCCTGCCTCGTGTGCGAGCACAAGTGGTGGGATACCGCACCGGAAAAGTGCCCCGAGTGCAGTGCCCCGAAGCGTGTCCTGCAGTACCGCGAGGTGCCGGTCGACGGCGAGGAGAAGTACCTCATCGTCGGCCACGAGGACGGGCTCGTGAAGACCAAACTCGTCGAGGTCAAGAGCATCGGGCAGGGCACCCTCCGGCTCGACGCTCCCGACCTGCTGCGGGCCAACCGCGTCGAGGGCCCCAAGGGCAACAAGATCTACGACCTCGACGGCATCTGGCGGGACCTGAAGAGCCCCCTCGGCAGCCACCTGCGACAGACCAACATCTACGCCGCGATCCTCATCGAGAACGGCGTGGAGATCGACGAGATCGTCTTCCTCTACGAGTACAAGTCGAATCAGGACGTCAAGGAGTTCCGGGTCAAGCCCAGTGCGCGCATCGCCAAGCCGCTGCTCGACACCGCGCTGGACATCAAGTACGCGCTGGAGAAGAACCGCACCGTCCCTCGACCGGGGGACAGGACCAAGGACAGCAAGGGTTGCAAGGAGTGCCCGTGGCTGACCACCTGCTATGAGGAGAGCAATGACCAGAAGGGTGCAGCGTCAGACGACGCGGCAGAGGCCGGAGAACACGTGGAGCGGCGTCGCCGCCGTGTCATCCGCACAGCACCGGCTGCAGACCAAGCAGATCGACCTTCCCGAGCATCCCGGGTCGGAAGTGCCCCGGCTGCCGAACGACCCCACCGAACTGGGCGACTCGGAACTGATGACGCTGTTCCGGGAGTTCACGGAGTGGGTGGCGTATCAGGGAGCACAACTGGCGGTCGCCGACGTCGAGGAACAGCACGCGGGTGAGGTAGTCAAGCGGCTGGAGACCATGTCGGCCGCGAAGAACTCGGGCACGGCGAAGACCGTCACCGCCGCCAAGGCCGCGATCTGGGAGGACGATTCCTACATCGAGGCCCGGGACGAGCACTTCCGCGCGCAGGCGCACAAGAAGATCCTCAACGGCATCTACGAGGCCACCGAGAAGAAGCAGGTGCTCCTGTCCCGGGAACTGACCCGTCGCGTTGGCCGCGACCCCCGAGACGGCCGGAACGCGAAGTGGAATGCGTAGGGTCCAGCGACGCTCTCGCCGCCTCATCGAGCCCCCGTGGGTCAAGCGGGGGACCGACCAGAAGGGCCGGACGCTCCTGACCAACGTCAAGGACCCGGTCTTCGTCCAGAACCCCGACGGCGACTTCGTCGAACTGGGGCTATTCGACCGGATGTACCGGCTCTACCGGCACTCCGGAGTGACACCTACTCAGGTGGCCTCCGAGGGAGGTATCCGCTACTTCCGGCACGAGTGGGAGTTCCTCCGCGACAACGGCTGCCTCTGGATCGAGTTCGTTCATCCGACAATCGGATCAGTCGTGCGGATTGACTTCAATACGGCCGACAGATACGGTTCACCAGTGACCAACCAGTGGGGGCAGATGTGGTCCGTCCCCGAACACCTCTACGAAGGGAACACCGCGTGACCATTCATCCCGACGCGCTCGTCAAGCGCGCCAACCTGACCCGCGTCATCCTCGTGGTCGTCACGACCCTGCTGTGGTTCGCTGTCGCCACGTCCATCGTCATCACGGCATTCCTCGCCTCGCAGGGGGTCCTCACCTCCCTGCGCGCCCTCGCTGTGGCGGGTCTCTCCGCCGCCGTGACAGGCACGTACCTCATGGCGCGGGACATCGTCCGGTGGGTGCGCAAGTGACCCCGAGCCCGCTCTACGAGGAGGACGTCTACTCGCCGCTGGACCGCAAGCGCACCAGCCTCGTCGGTCTTCATGGCCACGCCCAGTCGGGCAAGAACACCTCTGGCGACATCCTCACCGAGGAGTTCGGCTACGAGCAGATCTCCTTCGCTGAGCCCCTCAAGCGCCTCGCGCTCTTCGTCAACCCGATCATCCGCGTCGACTACTACGGCAACGCGTGGTACCTGCGTGAGGTCGTCGAGGACGAGGGCTGGGAGGAGGCCAAGAAGATCGGGGAGACCCGCCACTTCCTGCAGAAGTTGGGGGAGGGTGTGCGCAACATCATCGGCGAGAACACGTGGGTCGACGCCGCCATGGCCAAGGTCGAGGAGGGCGGCAAGTACGCCTTCACCGACACCCGCTTCGAGAACGAGGCGCAGGCCATCCTCGACCGCGCGGGCATGGTCGTCGAGATCAAGCGCCCCGGCGTGGGCCCGGTCAACGACCACGTCTCGGACCGACGGCTGCCCGACGAGATGATCAACCTCACCGTCCTCAACGGTGGGACCGTCGACGACCTGCGCAAGGAACTGCGCGTGGTGGGGAGGCTCGCCGCGTGACGTCCTCCTGCTACCTCGGGGTCGACCAGTCCTACGGAGGCTACGCCATGAGTCTCTACTGGCCCGAGACGAACATGCACGAGACCCTCGTCCGGTCCTTCGACACCGGGAAGTACCTGTCGCAGGGCTCCCGGCTAGCGGACGTCTACCGCCACGTGCGGGAGTTCCTCGTCGACCGCTCCGGCCCGGAGGTCACCGCCATGGAGGGCTACTCCATGGGCTCGAAGTTCGGCCGCGAGAAGTTGGGCGAACTGGGGGGCATCACCAAGTTGGCCCTCTATGACGAGGGTCGGATGCCGTACATCGTCCAGCCGTCGACGCTGAAGAAGTTCGTCCTCGGCGGCGGTGCGGGCCGGGGCAAGAACCTCATGCTCCTCGGCGTCTTCAAGAAGTGGGGCGTCGAGTTCAGCGACGACAACGCGGCCGACGCCTACTCCCTCGCTCGCCTCGCCCACCTGCTCTCCCATCCCGACCTCGCCGAGCACAAGTACGAGCAGGAGGTCATCAAGACCGTGCTGAAGGACGGACTGAAGAAGTGACCCACGAGACCTACTCCCTCATCCTCGTCAGCGTCGTGGCGGTGGGGCTCGTCATCGCTCTGCTCATCCTCTGGGGCAGGTACGAGGACGAGCAGGAGGCCCACCGAGTCACCCGCAGGGAACTCATCACCGAGACGATGGAACACGCGGGCACCAAGGCGCGACTCAACAAGACGGAGCGGCACCTCAACAACATGGCCGGGGCCATCACCCCGCTGCTGGAGAAGACGGCGTACTCCATGGGCGGCATCACCGTCGCGCAGATGCGCTCCGAGGAGACCAAGCGCAACAACGCCGTCGACCGCTGCCGCCGCGAGTTCATGTCGATCCCCGCCGTCGCCGAAGAGGGCAAGCGTCTGGTGGAACAGGGGAGGATCTTCCGCTAGGCGTCGTTGTCAACCGGCTCGTCCGTGCTCATACCCTAGAGACACCTGAAACACAACTCGGAACCCTCTGGAGTAACCATGAGCAACGTCTCTCAGGCGGACGGGCCGGTTGACGACACCATCCGTGTCGCAGCCCGCACCCCCGCAGCCAGCCTCGCCAGCGCCATCAGCCACGCCGTCCACGACAAGGGATCGGTCCACCTGCGTGCCATCGGTGCAGCCTCGGTGAATCAGGCCGTCAAGGCCATCGCCATCGCCCAGTCGTACGTCGGATCGCAGGCCCTCACCCTCTCCACCCGCGTCGGCTTCAGCACCGTGTCCCTCCCGGACGATCAGAAGGTCTCGGCCATCGTCTTCAAGGTGGAGTCGAAGTAGCCCCATACGGTAAATCGGCACGCCACTTCTAGTTGACGTGCCGATTCGCCATACACTGGGGATGCCCTAATCCTGTGTCCGAGGAGCACCTATGAGCGAGCAGCCTGACGGCCGTAGTTCGTCGTTCACCGAGGGTGCTTTCGCACAGAGCCCGTCCGCGCGCTTCCGCTCCCTGCAGCAGGGTGCTGGACGCGAGGGCTTCAAGCCGTCGTCGACGCTGGAGGAGAACCAGATCTTCACCTCGCCGAACGGCATGTCCGAGGCCGACCGCAACCGCCAGCCCCTGAAGGGCCCCGGCATGAGCACCAACGGCCTGTCGGACTCCACGTTCCAGTCGCGCCTGTGGATGGGCTCGGCTCCCCGCACCTTCGGCGGCAAGTGAAAGAGAACCTCATGGCCAAGAACACCGCTCCCAAGTCCGCCTTCCCCACGCAGGGGCAGATCGCGGCCCCCGTCAACGCTTCCGGCGCTCCCTCGGGCAACACCTCGCTGCGCCCCAAGGGTGGTGCCGCTGGTGGCATGCTCGACGGCGCGACCGCCAACCACCGACAGGGCACCTACGAGCCGCACGGCGCTGCCTTCAAGATCAAGGCGACGCTGTACGCGCCCAACGCGGCCGAGGCCAGCGCCACCCAGCGCAACCTGCGCATCGTCCCGTCGGCCATCGGCAACCGCGACTTCTACGCCGCCCGGGCAGCCGCGTCGGTCTGATCACGCGTCGGGGACGAGGCGGTCCTTCGGGTCCGTCGTGATCTCACGGTGGTGCAGCGCCGCCCAGTCCGCGTCGGCCTCGTCGACATACGGGCCCTCGCGGAATAGGCAGCCCTCGCAGAGCGCCCAGAACTCCCCACCACCGTCGACGACGGTCCCCACCACGTGAGCCACCCAAGGAGCATACGACATGGCCGACGCCCAGCACTTCGCGAAGTCTGCGAAGGCCTGACATGTCCTTCCAGTACCTCCCGCCCGTCCCGCAGCCCGGGGCCCCGGTCCGCGCCAACGGCGGAGGCGGCACGCAGGTCATCGGCTACCGCAGCGTCCTCGACGCGCGGCGGTCCGTGGGTGACGCCGCCAGCACCCCGAGCGCGGACTACCCCGACGGCTACCTCGGCACGATCAACTCCCGCCGCAGCGACCGGCTGCTGAAGAACCTGCAGAGCCGCCTGACTGACCGCTCCTACCAGCGCGGCGTCCACAAGGGCGACAAGGTCGACCCGGGCGACTACGTGTGGCGCGGCGCGGTGAACCCCATGGCGGGCATCGAGGCACAGTCGCGCGGCGAGAAGTGGACCCAGCAGGGCAACCCCGTCGAGAAGTTGGCGCATGGCGGGAAGGTCCCCGCCCTCTCGCCGCAGGAAATGCTCGAAGTGCAACAGCGCCTCGGGGTCTCCGACAACAGCCACACCCAGACCGTCAACCCCCAGCGACGCGCGCAGATGGCCGCGTCGCTCCCGCGTTGGAGATAGCCGATGCCGAAGAAGAGCCCTGCCCAGAAGGCTGCCGAGACCCGGGCCCGCCGCAACCCCATCACCGGTGGTGAGCCGAACACGTTCACCGCCGTGCAGGGGCGTGAACTTCCCGCTCCGACGAACGTGCGCCCGTGGAAGGGAGACGGCCGGGAGGCCTCCCGTCTGCGCGCCCTGCACACCGAGGCCACCAAGCCCGGCGGTGTGCCCGACGCCCAGATCGGCTACCGCAAGCCCGAGGGCATGAGCGACCGCCACTTCACGTGGCTGGCCGGTGGCCACCACATGTTCCCCAACGCCGGTGCCGAGCGCGGCAACCCGGCGATCAACGAGCCCCACGCCCACCACCCCGAGGTGACGGTGCAGCGCCGGGCCGAAGACCTCTCCGGCCACGAGTACCGCAAGGGCGAGGCGGTCCTGCGCCACTACGGCCACGACCCCAAGGACCCGGTGGGCTCCCTCGCCGACCTGCACTCGCGCACCCTGCACCGCGTCATGGCCGAGCACGCGCAGGCCGGTGTCGAGGAGTCCTCCTCCCACAAGTTCTACGGTGGCCGCACCGGGACCGAGATCCCGAACCAGCCGGACATGGACGCCCGCCACTACGACGGCGTCAACGCGGCCCAGAACCGGCTGCGGCAGGCCACCCAGTCGGTCTCCAGCGACTCGGGCTTCCAGTCCCAGACCGCTGCGCTGCAGCCCCACCAGCGGCAGGCGGCTGCTCGCGCGCTCATGCATCAGGCCGTGGCCGACACCAGCCCGAACAACAAGTGGCGTGACGGCGAGAGCCGCTGGCCCAACATCGAGCAGGCGGAGGAGACGGTGCGCTCCGGCATCACCGGTGCCACCCCGCGCTTCGTCGGTGGCCGGATCCAGAACAACGAGAAGTCCGCCGCCCGCACGGCCGACATGCTCGGCTCGCAGCAGTTCGAGACCCACGGCTTCGGCAACGCCAAGCAGGCAGCCAAGACCGTCGCCTTCCGAGGCGCGCTGGCCGACGTCGACCACACCGACGCCTACAAGGTCAGCGACGTCCACGAGGCCTCGGTCATCGGCCCGGGCCTGCCGACCTCGAAGTCCAAGGTCTACGTGGGTGGCGGCAAGAGCGGGAACACCTACATCCACCCAGACGCGCCCAAGAGCGCCACGAAGGGACTGGAGCAGGTCTTCGTACCCAACAACAGCCGCGCCGGGACGCTGAAGCCCAAGGTCGGGCTGGCCCGCACCGAGGAGATGCTCGCCAAGGGCGACTCCTACGTCCACGCGCTCAACGACCACGCCACCCGCCGAGCCCTCGCGTCCAACGGCCTCTCGCGCGGGGTCAACTACTCCGACAACGTGCATGCGGCGCAGGCGGCTGCGTGGGGATCCCAGCAGATGATCCGCAAGGACGTCATGGTCTCCCACGCCGACCAGTACCCCGTCGTGCGCGACTGGGGCCACGAGGGACTCAACGTCCCGAACCACGGCGACGTGCTGCGTGCGCTGTCACGCGGTGAGGTGCACAACCACATGGGCCCGCAGTTCCGGGCCAACCCGAACACCACGGGCGTGTCCAAGAGCCCGGAGACGGCGCACTTGGTCAACCCGACGAAGAGCAAGCCCTACCCGGTCATGCCGGGGGAGTGACCTCGTCCTCGGGCGGGAAGTAGATGTCAGCGAGGTGCTCCTCGTCCGGGTACACGGCGAGGAACTCCTCACGCGTCTTGAAGTCGTCCTTCTCCGGCAGCGCGCCGGGAGAGTCGTACACAGGTCCGTTGTCCGTCATGGACCCAGTCTAGTCTGTCAAGTCCTTCGAGGGAATAGGTTGTCATGATTCGTCAGGATGGCTGGTACGACCGCACCAAGCCGTGGGACTCGCTGCCCGAGCAGCGGCTCACGGCTACGCTCGGGGAACTGGCTGGTGCCTCGGCCGAGGAGATCGCGAGCATCCGCCCACCGCTGCCGCAGGTGCCCCTGTTCCCGCCTCGGTTCGGCTACGAGAGAACAGAGCCCACGGTCTACGACTGCTTCAGCCAGCCCACCCGGTACCCCACGAACGAGCGCGACTTCACCCACCAGCAGCCCGGGTACAGCGGCTCGTCAGTACAGTCTCTCGGCTCGATGTAAGTACCCTTGAATCATGTCTCGCAAGCCACACCGGTCTGACGACCGCCGCAAGGGCAAGGTGCGCGACCCGCTGAAGGAATCAGAGTCCGGGTCGTCGAACCCACTCGCCTCCCTGTTCAACGACCGACGCCGTCCGAACGGCTCGGGGAAGAGAGCATCATGACCTACGGTCCCACCCGCTCCATGAACGCCGACCTGCACATCGGCGCGACCGAGGGCTCCTTCAAGAAGGTCATCCGCGACCGGGGCGGCTTCGTCGAGGGCACCACCTACGAGGCCCGCAAGCCGCTCAACGACACGTGGTACGGCATCCACGAGGTCGCCCCGAAGATGTCCGGCGACGGGGTTGTCCTCCCGACCCGGGACTTCGTCGAGACCCCGCTCGCCCAGCCCGGCTTCTGACCCATCGCCGCGTCAAGCGGCAGACCTAATCTGGTTTACTTGTAGCACCCTATTCGCCACACGAGAAGGATCACCATGTCGGACCACATTCGTCTGCTCCTCTGCTTCGAGGACAAGACGCTGGAGCAGATCGAGGACTACGAGGGAGACCCCCACAACGACTGGGCCCTCCGCTACGTCACGGACAAGCACGTCTACCCGTCCGGGGAGAAGCACAAGGGCCAGTTGCTCCGCGTGGAGAAGAAGCACTGGGACTCCCCGTCGACGCGCGAGGCCATCGAGCGGCAGATCCGCGACAGCGCCGGTCATACCGGCCTGAACCAAGAGTTCTACGACACCAAGGACACCCTCGGTGAGGACGCGCTGGCCTGCTACGCCAAGCACCTGCGCAACCCGGCCTGCTCGGACTACCGGGACGAGAGCAAGCGCCTGAGCGCGGGCACCGACAAGGAGCGTCGCTCCCTCGGGCTCGCCCCGCTGCGTTCCAACCACTTCCTCTGCGACCACTGCCCCGTGCACTCCATGGTCATGGCCGTCAAGAACGGGAGCGTGGCCTGATGAGCGGCATCATCCTCCCGGCCGGAGCGAAGACGGCTCCCATGCCCAACGTCGACGCGCTCCCCGAGGCTGACCGCGAGGCCCTCGCCGCCATGGCAGCCAAGGTGCCGGTCGAGGAGACCTACCCCGAGGTCCGCACGGCCTTCGCCGTCCTCGTCGGCATGGACGGCCAGATCAGCGTCGACCCCGCGCTCGTCAAGAACGTCCGGGTGCAGCGCCAGCCGCACAACGACGATGTCATCGGAGCGCTGGCGGCGATCAAGGTCGACTTGGAGACCTCGCTGGCCGCGATGAAGACGGCCCAGATCATGCAGCAGCAGGCTCAGGCCATGCAGCAGGCGCTGCAGGAGCGCGCCATGACGGCGCAGGTATCTGCCGCCCTCGCCAAGGGCCGGTAGGTAAACCGGACCGACTAAACCAGTTACCCTATATAGATGCTGGTCATGGCCATCGACGGGGTCCTAAGGGATTCCGGGACACGAGAGGTAATTCCGTCAGGACGCACGCTCTATCGCGCCCTGACGTCGATTCATGGCGTCGCGCTGGTCTCTGATGACAGCGCTCAGCAGGACGGTAGGTGGTTGACCTCCCACGGCTTCACGGACCACGCGTTCGTGGCCGAGGGAGGCTCCCCCCGTCCTGACCAACTCGCTCGCCTGCGTACTCGTGGCTCCATCGACTTCCTCGTCGAGGCCGACCCCGACCGCGCAGCCGAGGCTGTAGCCGCTGGCACGCCGGTGCTGTTCTTTGCCGTGCCGTCCTACCGCAGCCCCGACGACATGCCCGGGGCCAAGCGCATACCTGCGTCTTGGGACGTTCTGCAGGCCGAGGTTCAACGCCAGCGGGAGACCAAGAGCACCGACGCTCGTCTAGGAGAGGTGCTGTGAGTGACGTCGTGGACGTCCTATACCGGTCCCTGTGGCTCATCGGAGCGCTCGTGCTGGCTGCAGCGGTAGGGGTCGCTGCCATGAAACATCGAAAGCACAGGAGCACAGAACGATGACCGACCTCTACTTCGGGGGAGCCGAGGTGCCCTCGTGGCGCAAGATGCTGAGCGAGGAGCGCGTCGACCACGTCGCGCTGTCCTACATGGGCCTCTCGCGCCGCCTGAAGTTCTCCAAGCCATGGCTGCTGGACGAGAAGTTCCCGGCCGAGCAGAAGATCTTCCTCGACTCCGGCGCGTACACCGTCAACAAGGACGACGCCTCCGAGAAGTACACCCAGCGGGACCTGAAGACCATCGCCGAGAACTACATGGGCTTCATCCTGCAGAACGTCGACCGCGTCGAGATGGTGTCCGAGTTCGACTCCCTGTCCCTCGGCCTGCCGTGGATCAAGGAGCAGCGCGAGGACTTCTACGACTCGCTGCCCGAGGGTAAGTTCCTGCCCGTCTGGCACGCCGACTGGGGGCTATCCGAACTGGAGGCCCTCGCCGAGCGCTACAAGCGGGTCGGCATCATGCAGACGGCGCTGGACGGACGTAACCTCGTCCCCACGCTGAACAACCTCGTGCGCAAGTACGGGACCCATCTGCACGGCGTGGCCATGACCAAGCCCGAACTCATGTCCGAGGTGACGTGGGGCTCGGTCGCCAGCACCTCGTGGCTGTCCCCGTCCAAGTACGGCGACACCATCATCTGGACCGGCCGCGAGATGAAGCGGTACCCCAAGAAGATGAAGGACGCGGCCCGCAAGCGCCACCGCACCTACCTCATCGACAAGGGCTTCGACGCCGAGGCCATCGCCGACGACGACACCGGCGAACTGCTTCGCCTGTCGCTCTGGTCGTGGCAGCGGCTCATCGAGTCCACCGCCCAGACGCCTTCACGCAGTGAAGTAGTTGCTACAACGGGTGAGGTGCTGGGTGGTGCTTTCGCGGAAGAAGACGATCCCCTAGTTGTTACCACGCCCGGCGAAATGCGGAAGTCGGTAGCAACTATCTCCAAGCCCCGAGACACCGTCCTGCTGCCCATCATGGGCGTCAACACGGTGGTCGAGAAGGTCGTCGGGCCCGACGGTCAGACGGTCGAGGAGACCCGCCCGCTGCTGTCGGTGCGGTCCAAGAGCCAGCGCCTGTGCGCCTCGTGCTTCCTCGCCGACAAGTGCCCGATGTTCGAGGACGGGGCCAACTGCGCCTACGAGATCCCCATCGAGGTCAAGACCAAGGACCAGATGCAGGGGCTGCAGAACGGGCTCATCGAGATGCAGACCCAGCGCGTGCTCTTCGCACGAATGAGCGAGGAACTGACCGGCGGCTACCCGGATCCGAACCTCTCCAGCGAGATGGACCGCCTGCAGAAGATGATCAAGACGAAGACCGAACTGGAGCAGGACGGCTTCTCCGTCAAGTTCGAGGCCAAGGGTCGCGGAGGCTCCGAGGGCGGCGGTCTGCTGTCCCGGATGTTCGGCGCTCCGGCCGAGTTGACGGCCCGCGCACTGCCTGCCCCGGTGAAGGCAGACGCCGTCATCGCCAACCAAGTCGACGACATCATCGACGTCGAAGTCGTGAAGTAAGGGAGTAACTCGTAATGGCCCAGACACTGGTGGAAGAGACGTGGTCGCTCGTCCTCGACGACGAGCAGGCGGAGGAGGCCCCGTGCCGCGCCTGCCACGGTCGATGCACCGACCGCTGGGGAGAGGACTGCGCCGTCTGCGGAGGCATCGGCGT